GGTCGCACAGAATCTGCTGGTGCAGATTGGAGTGCAGGTTCTGATTTTACCGCATCTGAACGTGAAGAATTGGGACCGGGTTCATACAACGCAGGTGGTCTAGCCTCTAAGAAAAAACCCAAAGCCAAAAAGATGAAGCAAGGCGGTATGGCTTCTAAAAAATAACCGTATTATGTTGGCTACCTGATCCCCCACCCGACAGTGGCTACGGTTGGCCCCAACCAGGAGTAAAAACAAATGGCAGAAACTGCTACAATTATGGCTGAAGAAATGCAGCCTGAAAAGAAAGTTGCGTTTGCAAATCGTAAATACACTAACGAAGAAAAACGCAAAATGGAAGAAGAAGAACTTGAGCAGTTGCTTAAGGAACAACGTGGAGAGGTAGAAGAAGAAACTACTGAACCTGAACAAGAACCAGAGAACGCAGAAGAGAAAACATTCAAGAAGCGTTACTCTGATCTTCGTAGACATCAGCAGAAACAAGCTGAAGAGTTTAAAGAGGAAATCGAAAAACTCAAATCTCAACTCACTGCTGCAACTAAAAAAGAAATGCAGCTTCCTAAGTCAGACGAAGACCTAGAGAGTTGGGTAAAGCAATATCCAGATGTTGCTGCAATCGTAGAAACAATTGCTATCAAGAAAGCGAAGGAACAAGCTGATGGCTTGGAAGAACGCATGAAAGTAATTGACGACATGCAGTATACTGCAAAGAAAGAAAAAGCTGAAGCAGAACTTATGCGTCTGCATCCAGACTTTGATGAGATTCGTGATAGTGACGAGTTCCACGAGTGGGCAGAAGACCAGCCTAAGTGGGTACAAGATGCTCTGTACGAAAATGACAACGACGCTAAGTCGGCTGCACGTGCAATTGATTTGTACAAGTCTGACAAAGGCATGTCAACCAAGAAGTCTGCATCGGATAAGTCTGCTGCAAAATCTGTTGATTCTGGTAGGTCGCGTAGTAAACCGCAGGGCGATGAGTCCACAACCTACATTAAAGAGTCTCAAGTTCAGAAGATGTCTCCTCAAGAATATGAGAAGCGTTCTGATGAAATCATGGAAGCTATCCGTTCTGGAAAGTTTGTCTATGATGTTTCTGGTTCAGCCAGATAAAAAAAGTGTTGACAAATAGTTGTTTCTAAGTATAACTATAGTCATAAAGGTGTAGGTGGGTTCGCTACCTGCCTACCCTAATCAACAAACAACAATGTCTTACGGATTACCTGAAGAGCATGGCCCGTTGAATATTCGGTCGGCCAACTGAATAGAATACGCACCCATTGTGAATCAGCCTCTGATTAGTCTTGTGAGTTTGTATCTGTTGAAAATGCCTAACATAATGGAGAAATATCATGGCTTTCACTACTGCTAGTGGGTATGGTAATCTTCCTAACGGTAATTTTTCTCCCGTTATTTACAGCAAACAGGTGCAACTTGCTTTCCGCAAGGCCGCTGTTTGTGAAGCAATCACCAACTCCGATTACTTCGGTGAGATTGCTGCAATGGGTGATTCCGTTAAGATTATCAAGGAACCCGAAATCACTGTTAAGGCTTACGCCCGTGGTACAACCATCACGCCGCAAGACCTTGATGACGAAGACTTCAGCCTGACCATTGACAAAGCTAACTACTTTGCGTTTAAGGTTGATGACATTGAAGAGGCACACAGCCACGTTAACTTCCAGTCTCTGGCAAGTGACCGTGCTGCATATCGCCTTGCTGACCAGTTTGACCAAGACGTTCTTGGCTACTTGTCAGGTTACACACAGTCTGCTCTGCACGCAAATGCAGATACTGTTAACACTACTGTTAACGGTTCAAAGGCTGTAACAACTGCCGGTTCAGACGAACTGCTTGCATCAATGAAGTTGGACGCATCCGACTTCTCTGACGGTGCAGGTTCCGTTGGTTCTGCTGGTTACGCGATTGCAATTCAGCCGCGTACTGGTGGTGCAACTGACGCAACTCCGGCTGCTGGTGATACCCATCCTCTGACCCTGATTGCACGTATGGCCCGTCTGCTGGACCAGCAAAACGTGGACTCACAAGGTCGTTGGCTGGTTGTTGACCCGGTATTTATGGAAGTGCTGAAGGACGAGGACTCTCGTCTGTTCAACGCTGACTTCGGTGGTTCTGGTCTGCAAAACGGCCAGATTGGCACTCAAATCCACGGTTTCCGTGTGTATCAGTCCAATAACCTGCCTTCAGTCGGTACTGGTTCTTCCTTTGCTGGTGCAAACAGCAACACCAACTACGGCGTTATCGTAGCTGGTCATGATTCAGCTGTTGCAACTGCAGAGCAGATTAACAAGACCGAAACCTACCGCGACCCTGACAGCTTCGCTGACATCGTTCGTGGTATGCACCTGTATGGCCGCAAGATTCTTCGTCCTGAAGCACTTGTTAACGCCATCTACCACTTGGCTTAAGGGAGGAATTGGATAATGGCTACTATTACTTCACTTCTTAAAGCTGCGACTGGCAATTCCCAGCGTGGCCGTAACCCTTACATGGTTGAGAACACCATCGACATCGTGGCTACTACTGTAGACCCGTCTGCCGGTGATGTTGTTCAGGCAATCACCATTCCTGCTGGCACCAAAATTATGGCTGCTGGTGTGGAAGTTGTTGAAAGTGCAACCATGAACACAGGTACAGATGCAACCGTAACTCTTGGTGCGGCTGATCCTGATGAGTACGTAACTGCATTCGACATTGACGGTGCTGCTGACGGTGCTTATGCACCTAGCGTCACTGTGTCTGCTGATGTAGTTCTCGCCTCTGACGACACTCTGGACCTGACCTTTGCAGGTACTGGTGCATCCTTCACTGCTGGTAAACTTCGTGTTTACGCCATCATGATGGATGTAAGTTCACAGGGCGACACTTCGGCTAACGAAGTAGACCGTGACACTCTTGCCTAACTAACATGAGGGGGCTGGCTTGACACCGGCCCTCTCATTTTTCTTTAAGGATTTACGATGGCATATACTTACCTTGACATCACCAACGAAGTGCTTGCACGTTTTAACGAAGTAGCACTAACGGCTGCTAACTTTAGCACGTCTCGTGGGTTTCAAACGCAGTGTAAGAATGCGGTAAATGACGCCATCAATTATATTTTTCAACGTGAGTTTGGTTGGTCATTTAGCCACCAAGAACAGACGGAAACACTCGTAGCTGGTACTACACGCTACTCAATTGGTGCCTCAATCTACAGTGTAGACTACGAGACATTCCGTATTGCGAAAGATGACAGTCTTGGCGTGGCAGGTACAACCCTGCGTGTCATGGACTACAATCAATACGTAGACAATTACATTGACCAAGAAAGCACATCGGACGTAGGCGGTGTGCCTATTTATGTATTCAGGACACCAGACAATAACTATGGTCTGTTTCCTTACCCCGACAAAGCATACTCACTTAAGTATGACGCCTACGTAAAACCTACTGCCCTTAGTGCTGCAACTGACGTGCCTACTATTCCTGAACAGTTTCGTCAGGTTATTGTGGACGGTGCTACAGCCTACGGTTATCAGTATCGTGGTGAGGCGCAGCAGTATGGCATTAACTTTGCCCGATTTGAAGAGGGCATTAAACACATGCAAAGTCTGTTCATTAACAGAAACTATAGCTATGTGCGTTCAACGTATATTCCGCAATCACAAAGGTACGGCGTATCTATATTTCCTACAGGGGGCTAAATAATGGCTGACGAATCTGGACTTAGCCCTTATGTGTTTGCGTGTGAAGGTGGCCTCGTTCTTGACCAGCCTACCTTCAAAATGTCTCCCGGCATGGCTCTTGAACTAGAAAACTTTGAACCTGATGTACGTGGTGGATACAGACGTATTAACGGCTACCTAAAGTGGAATAGCAATATTGTCCCGCAGACTGCCAGTTCTACTGAAAAAGTATTGATGTCTGCATACTTTAACAATAAGGTTATTGCAGCACGAGGTGAGAAAGTATTTACAGCGGGTACGACAGGTAGCTGGACAGAAATTGACACAGGTCGTACAAGTGCTGGAAAGTATACACACCATCGTTACAATCTAGGTGGGACAGAACATATTGTTTGGGCTGATGGTGCCAACCACGCTACCAAGTATGATGGCACTACAGTAACAGACGTGAATGCTACAGGCGCACCAGCCAATCCAAAGTTTGTAACTGGCTTCAAGGATGCGCTGTTTTTTGCAGGGCATAGCGCAAATCCAGAAGAGATTATTTTTACTGCACCGTTTACTGACGACGATTTTAGTGTAGCTAATGGAGCAGGTAGCCTTCGTATTGACAGCCAAGTAACAGCATTGTTTCCGTTCCGTAACGAACTGATTATCTTTGGCGAAGAACGTATCTACAGGCTGACAGGAAACACCATTGCAGATTTCGTACTTCAACCAGTTACAAGAGACATTGGGTGCCTCAATGGTTTCACTGTCCAAGAACTTGCCGGAGATATCATATTCTTGGGCAGAGACGGCCTTCGCACCGTTGCTGGTACTGAAAGAATTAACGATGTTGAACTGGGAACTATATCAGGTAATATCAAAGAACTGTTTGATGACACTGACGTAGACGAGTTTGAAAGCATCGTAGTACCGGGCAAAACACAATACCGTTTGTTCCGTGTAAATACATCATCAGATACACAGGCAACAACAAAGGGTATTATTGCGGTACGTAAACAACAAGGTTTTGAGTTTGCCACCACAAAAGGTATTCAGCCTTCATCTACTGACTTCTTTACAGTTCAGGGTGAGACATTTGTAATACACGGTGGCTTTGATGGCTACGTGTATAGGCAGGAACAAGGCAACACATTTGACGGCGCAAACATTGTAGGACGGTATCGTTCACCTGATATGACAATGGGAGATGCCGGTATTCGCAAGAACTTCCAGCGAGTGATTATCAACTACTCACCAACTGGCACAATTAACTCAGACCTGTTCTTGCGATACGACTACGAGTCACCAGATGCACC